TGACGGCGGAGCACCATTTGATATTGAATTTGATGATTACGATGAAATTGACGATCATGGATATACAAAAGCAATTTGGCTTATGGGAACAGATGAAGGTGGCGGAGAATGGGGTATGGAAGGATCAATGGCTTTTCATGGCGATATAGAAGATTTTGATATTGATACATTAGAAAAAGATGAAAGATAAAAATTACACAATTAACTTTGAATTAACCAATTAATTACTTATATTATAATTAATAACTAAACATAAATTAACAATTAAACAATTAAAGGAGTAAACTATGAGTTTAGATTTAGACGCCATTAAGGCAAAACTTAACCAATTAAACACAACCAGCGACAGAAAAAATAATTATTTCAGACCAGAGCCTGGCAAACAAAGAGTAAGAATTGTCCCTTACGTTCACCGAAAAGAAAACCCTTTCCTAGAAATGTATTTTCATTATGATATTGCAAAGAGAACTATGCTTTCTCCAATAACATTTGGTAATGCAGATCCAGTTGTAGAGTTTGCAGAAAAGTTAAAAAAGACAGGTGACAAAGATGACTGGTTAATGGGTAGAAAAATTGAACCTAAAATGAGAACTTATGTTCCTGTTATCGTAAGAGGTAAAGAATCAGAAGGAGTTAAATTTTGGGGGTTTGGAAAAACTATTTATTCTGAATTATTATCTATTATTGCAGATCCTGATTATGGTGACATAACTGATTTAATGAATGGTAGAGATATTGATGTTGAATTTACACCATCAGAAGGCCCAGGCCAATATCCAAAAACAGCTATTAGAGTTAAACCAAATACATCGGCTGCAACTGAAGATAAAGCAATTGCAAAATCAATAATGGATCAACCTAAAATTACAGATCTATTTCCAGAGCCAACCTACGAAGAATTAGAAACAGCGTTACAAGAATGGATGAATCCAGAATCAGCTGATTCAGATACTGCATCAAAAACTGTAGAAAACAAAACTGAATCCAAACCTGAAAACAATGTTACTAAGAAAACAGATGTAGCAGAAGCATTCAACGATTTATTTAACGATTAAGAAAGACAGTTTTATGGCAAAGAAAAAAAGCGAACTGGAAGATTCGTTGGCATCAACTCTTGCAGATAGTATCAATAAACAATTCAAAGGACAAAATTATAAATCAGCATTCTTTTTAGCTGGTGATGAAGATGCTCCTACAAATGTTAATGAATGGGTATCTACAGGATGTTCAATGTTAGATCTCGCTATTTCAAATCGTGCAAATGGAGGTTTTCCTGTTGGTAGAATTACCGAAATAACAGGACTTGAGGCTTCAGGTAAATCCTTGTTAGCAGCTCACACCTTAGCAGAGACACAAAAGAAAGGCGGATTAGCAGTTTATATTGATACAGAATCAGCAAGTAGTTCAGAATTTTTAACAGCAATTGGCGTAGATTTAAAAACTATGTTATATGTTCCATTAGAAACAATTGAAGAAATTTTTGAAACTATTGAAACTATTGTTGAAAATGTTAGAAAGTCTGATAAAAATAGATTAGTAACTATAGTAGTGGATTCAGTAATGGGTGCATCTACTAAAATAGAAATGGCTATGGAATATGATAAAGATGGATATGCAACATCCAAATCTATTATATTAAGTAAAGCCATGAGAAAAGTTACTAATTGGATAGCTAGAGAAAGAATATGTTTAATTTTTACCAATCAATTAAGAACTAAATTAGGCGTATCTTTTGGTGATCCATGGACAACAGCAGGTGGTAAAGCTTTACCATTTCACTCATCAGTTCGACTTCGTTTAAAAAATACTGGAATGATCAAAGCCAGGGTAAATGGAGCAGAACAAGTAGTTGGTAATAAAACTAATGTGCATGTTGTAAAAAATAGAATGGGTCCTCCTAATAGAAAAATTGATTATGAAATATATTATGATAGTGGCATTGACAACTATGGTGGTTGGTTAAGCGTCATGAAGAATTTCAAATTAGTTTCACAATCAGGAGCTTGGTATTCGTTAGACGATATCGATCTAGAAACAGGAGAAGTGTTAGATACAGTTAAATTTCAAAGCAAAGATTTTGAAGAAAAAGTAATACAGAATCCAGAAATGAAAGAAAGATTGTATAAAAGAATCTGCGAAGCATATATTTTCAAATATCGTGCTGGTGTAGATGGTGGTATCGATGATGTCGTTGTCGACGAAGAAGTTGTAAATGAAGAAGCATAATGAATAAGTATCAAGAATTATTTAAACAACTTCAAAAAGAAAAAGAAAGTATTAATCAGAGACCTGATGATCATTTAATGATATTTGATGGTCTCAATACTTTCATTAGATCATTTGCTGCAACGCCATCAACAAATGAAGATGGTGAGCATATAGGAGGTATAACAGGATTTTTATATAGCATTGGAAAGTGTGTTAGAGACTTTAAACCTACTAGATGTATAATTGTTTTTGATGGCGTCGGCGGATCTAAAAGAAGAAAAAAGATTTATAAAAATTACAAAGCAAATCGAGCTAACACAACAAGATTGCGAAGACATGATCATCATTTTGCATCTCATGAGCAAGAACAAGAAGCTATGAGATTTCAATTTAGTAGATTAGTATCATATTTAGATGCATTGCCTGTTACATTTTTATCTATGGATGGTATAGAAGCAGATGACACTATAGCATATATTGCACAGATGTATGAAGATGTTAGCAAAAAAATTACAATTGTGTCTACAGATAGAGACTTTTATCAATTGGTTAACGATCAAATTGAAATCTGGTCTCCAATCAAAAAGAAAATGTATGATACACAAAGAGTACTTGAAGAGTTTGGTGTTCATCCTAAAAATTATGTAATGTATAGATCATTTACCGGAGATAAATCAGATAATATTCCCGGTGTATCAGGTATTGGTCCTAAAACATTGCTAAAACATGTTCCTAATTTAAATCAAGAACAAGAATATGAATTAGATACATTATGGGAAACATGTAACAATAAATTGGATGAATCTAAAACATATCAAAAAATATTGGATAATCAGAATACTATTTCTGATAACTGGAGACTAATGAATCTAAAACTATTAGATATTCCAGCACAAACAAAAAGTAATATTAGACGTATAATGGAATCAAAAATATCTGAATTAGACAAACCAGAATTTCGAAAATTGTTCATGCAAGATAAAATGTGGTCCGTTATGAAAAATATGCCAGATTGGTTAAACAATACATGGTTATCATTGAGTGCATTCGCACAAAAAACAAAATAATTGGATTTAATAATTATTTTTTATATAATAATTTATGACAGATAAACTAAGTGAGTACGGCTGGTCGTTTCAAATAAAAGTATTAGCAGCAATGTTCATTGACAGAACATTTCTTCAACAAATTGCTGATATTATTCAATCAGATTATTTTGAATCAGATGCAAATAGTTGGTTACTTGAAGTAGTATTAGATCATTTTCGAGAATATAAAACACCACCCTCCAAAGATGTACTCAAAGTTAAAGTAACTGAGATAGATAACGATGTTCTTAAAACGGCTGTATTAGAACAATTAAAAGAAGTATTTCGATATATGGAGTCAGATGATTTGACTTTTGTTAAAGACGAAATACTTAAGTTTTGTAAGAATCAAGAAATAAAACGAGCTATTATGGATTCTGTTGGATTACTCAAAATGGGTAATTATGATGAAATAAAAACTAAAATTGATTCTGCAATGAAAGCAGGAGCAGATACAGATATCGGTCATGAATATAAAAAAGATGTTGTTGCAAGATATAATGAGGCAGCAAGACATACTGTTACAACAGGATGGGATGTTATTGATGATTTAATGGATGGAGGATTAGCTCCTGGAGAATTGGGTGTAGTAATGGCTCCAGCTGGTATTGGTAAGTCTTGGATGCTAATTAATATTGGAGCAAATGCAATAAAACAAAATAAAACAGTTATACATTATACATTAGAATTAAATGAAAACTATGTTGGTCAAAGATATGATTCTGTTATAACGGGTATTGCAGCACAAAATTTAAAAAACTATACAGAGGATATTGAAGATAAATTAAAAGACATTTCTGGAGAATTAATTATAAAATATTTTCCAACTAAATCTACAGGTGTAATGGGAATCAAAGCACATGTAGAAAAAACTATTATGTTAGGACAAACTCCTGATCTAATAGTAGTAGATTATGCAGATCTGCTAAAAGTATCTAGTAAAGATAAACATGAAGCGTTAGAAGAACTTTACGAGGATCTTCGTGGGATGGCTGGAGAGTATGGCGTTCCTGTATGGACAGCTACTCAAGCAAATAGATCTGCATTAGAAGATGACATAATAGAAGCAGATAAAATAGCTTCATCATATGGTAAAGTTATGGTATCAGATTTCTTGATGTCATTGTCAAGAAAAGTAGAAGATAAGTTGTCAGGTACAGGAAGAGGACATGTTATTAAGAATAGATTTGGTCCTGATGGCATAACATTACCAAGTAAAATAAATACCAATAATGGTCAGTTTAATTTCTTTGAACCGCAAACAACTCAAGGAAGGCAAACTACACAAACAATGAAGACCGGAGAATCATTAATAAAGAAAAATTTAGCACAAAAATTTAAAGATCTTGGCGGAAGTTTAGGTTAGTAATTATATTTATAATAAATTATTGTTAGGCCTTTCCGAAGGCCTATTTTTGTCTAAAAAATATAAAATTAGGAGTCACAAATGAACATTTCAAATAAAATTTTATCAGATATTACAGTGTATATGAAATATGCAAAATTTATACCAGAATTAAATAGAAGAGAAACATGGGAAGAGTTAGTTACAAGAAATAAAAATATGCATATCAAAAGATATCCTGCCTTAAAAGATGAAATTGAAAATGTTTATAAATTAGTATATGAAAAGAAAATTTTACCATCTATGCGA